TGGAACCCGCCGTGCTGCAATCGCCGCTGGAACCCGCCGTGCTGTAATTGCCGCTGGAACCCGCCGTGCTGTAATTGCCGCTGGAACCCGCCGTGCTGCAATAACCGCTGGAACCCGCCGTGCTGCAATCGCCGCTGGAACCCGCCGTGCTGTAATCGCCGCTGGAACCCGCCGTGCTGTAATCGCCGCTGGAACCCGCCGTGCTGCAATAACCGCTGGAACCCGCCGTGCTGTAATCGCCGCTGGAAAAAGGTTCTTTGCCCTTCACCCGATTAAAAACGGCATTCACCGTAGCTTTTACAAGCCCTGCAAAATTCACTTCGCCTTTTACCGTCAGCTCAGTGCAGGCCAACTTACTGTCCTCTGCGCTTTTATCCACGCTCCCGCCGCACTCGACCTCAAAAAAGCGCGAGCCATCTTTCAACGGGTAGTAGTGCAGCACATCCAGCGGGTTCTCGCAGGCGTGCATTCCGGCATTGCAACAGTCCGCCTTGTCCTCGTGGTAGGTCTTGCCAACCTCATACTGCTTGCCACGGCACTGCATATTTTTGTCCATGGCCTTGTATGCGATGATCTTTTCACTCATGCTCATAACCTTCCTTTGCAGCGCTCTCAGCTGCCTGTGCCGCTGAGTCCGCGCACCACTTGCCAGCCGGGGCGGTCTTGCGGGGGTCTTCCTGGGCTGCTGCAGCTTCGTCCTCTTCCAGCAGCTTGTTCAAATCGGCCAAGAACTGGCCGCACATATCCGCCTGCGCCGGCTCTGCAAGCCGGATGATAAAGCCGCCGTCGAGGAAGCTCTTTTGTGTGTTGATGGCCGCTTTCGTTTTGTAATAGTCTTCGAGATACTGATACTTGCCAATCAGCTGGCAAACCTTATCGCGCATCGTGGTTTTCATAAAGATCCTCCTTGCATCAATGACGCATAACAATGTTGGACGAATGAACCAGATAGGTCACACCGTCAATCACAACCTGAAGCTGGTCGCCTTCATAGTCGCACCAGCTTTCGACATTGCCCTCGACAATCGTTCCGTCGGGCATTTTCAGCTGTGCCCAGTTGTATTCATAAGTCAAATCGATGACCTGCTTATTGCATCCGGCCATCAGCAAAGCGCTTGCCAATACGGACGCTACGCCAACAATAGCTTTTTTCATGCTTGCTCCTCCTTTACCGTTCATGCAGTTCAGCGTCATGTTACGCACCCCTTTCAAACGTGGTCTGTTCCACATTCTCGTTGTGGTCGATGCTGGGCGTCAGGCCAATGGCCTTGAGCTGCTCATAAATGAACCGCTGGCCCGCTTCCGTCCAAACGGTGGTGTTTGGCGTGGTGATCTTGCCACTGTTGTGCTCAAACGGACGGCCTTTGCGGTTTTTGGTGTAACCTTTGCCGCTATACTTTGCGTATAACACCCACTGCCCGTCGCTGTTCTTCCACTGGATTTTCAGCCCGTGCAGGATGCTGTTCAGCTTCTCGCCGCTCATGCCGTAATCCTTTGCAATGCTGGTAGCCGTCCGGCAGTTATCGCCAATGCACACGGCCCTGGCATACTCTGCATCTGGCTTCAGGTCGCTGTTCTCAGCCAAAAGCTGTTTGTTTACGGCCTTGAGCTGGTCGTTCTGCTTCTGGGCGATAAGCACCGCCCGGCGCATGACCGCTTCCGGGCTATTCCACTGGGCTTCAATGGCCAGAAAATATTGCCGGGCCTGCTTTCCACGCTCGTTGCGCTGGATCATGCACAGCTCTTTGGCCATCGGGATAGTCAACTGGTGATCGGTGCGGGGCTTTCCTGCAAGGCCGTCAGACCTATTTTCCAAAATTGGAACATAGTCCTCGCCCTCGGTGAAGCCATACTCACACATCCGCTTGAACCAAGTGGTATAGTTGCTATCAACCTGCAAAAACTCGTGCAGCTCCCGGCCGCTCACCGTGGGGCGCTCCGGGTTTTCGTAGCTAATGGGGATGAGATTGTTTAATTCGCTCATGCCGTTTTGTCCTCCTTTTCCTTGATGATCTCGCTGACGGCGGCTTCCATTTTCTCGCGGATGCCGCGCGGCTTGCGCTGGCCATTCAGGATCATCGAGCAGTAGCTCTTTGTCCAGCCCAGATAAGCGGCAAGCTGTTCCAGCGTGACTTTGTTGTTGTGCATTCGGCCAATCAAACGGCCAGTCCACGGTTCGGGCTTAATCATGGTTTGTCACCCATTTCATAAGCATCGCCACAATCCAGATTGCGGTGGCCACGCCGAAAGAGAACTGCCAACCGATGAGCATGCAGATAAGCCACCAAAGGCCGGAAATGACGGCCCACGAAAAGCCAAAAGCAACGACAATGAGCACAATCGATGCAAGCGCAAGCAAAAATGTTTCAAAATCAGGCACTTGTATTCTCCTTTCCTTTTCTTTCCTCATCGTAGACCACAAGCTCGTTCAGTGTGACCTTGAAATACTTAGCAAGCTTGAGCAGCTGCGAAAGGCTGGGCCCGTAAATCGAGCGCTCCCACTTGCCGATTGCGCCGTTGCTCAGGCCTGCAGCCGCCTCCAGATCGGTGCGGCTCAGTCCGTGCAACTTGCAAAACTGGTCAATTTTTGAAACATTCACTAGCAATTCTCCTTTCCGGGCTTGAAAATCACTAGAAAATATGCTACTATGTATTTGCAAGGTACAAAGTGAATAAAATCTAGCGTCTGCCCGATATAATATTGTCAGGGGCTTTGGTTTTGTTTGCTCCTTACGCTCTCTATTATATAGCCTAATTTTCTAGCTGTCAATAGAAAATTAGGCTATTGGAGGAATTTTTTTATGCGTTCTTTGCCTGAACTGGTGGAATTTATCCGTGCATCGTGTAAAAATCGAGGAAGCTCCATTACAAAAATGGAGAAAGATTTGAAATTTGCCAACGGAACAGTAGGAAAATGGGCTAATGGAAAGCGCTATCCGCCGAAAGACAAGCTATTGCTGGTAGCCGACTTTTTGCAAATTTCTATTGAGGAGCTCATGGGTCAAGAGCCGGCACAAAAAGAAAAACCCAGCATCGCTGGAGAGATAGACCTGAGCAGTCTGTCTCCAGAAGATGCTGAGCTTGTAAGAAAAATTATGGCCGCATCGGACGCAAAAAAGAATGCGATCCGGGCGTTACTGTGATTTAGCTGTTTAGAATATCGAGGACTTTCTGACGGAATGCAGGGTCACTCTTTAGCTTTTCGATGATTCTTTTGATTTCGTCCTGGCTGAAAGTTGTACCCTGCATTTTGTTTTATCCTCCTTATATAATATGTAGTGTGCGAGGTGTTGCGGTATGGGGCTTCTGTCTCTTGTCTTTGGGAAAAAGCCCGATTCAAAAGCGCAGTCTGAAGCCAAATCTGACATCCGAGAAGCGCCGTTAAAACCCGAAGCGGGTTTAAAGCTAAAAGAAAACGCCATCTGTGAAGATTTTTCAAAGCCCTTTGTGGATGAGCCTCCAATTCCAGACGGGGATGAGAAGTTTTACGAAAAACCCGAGTATTACACTGATTTTGTTCCGTCTTTTTCGCTCAAAGCCAAAAACGGGATGCTGCGTGTACAGTCTTTTGCGGAGCGAAAGAAAACATCTTATCCATCCCCCAGAGGGCTGTATGTGGGTGAAATTGCACTGATACACTATTGCTCCTTTGGCGATTATCCAAACCCAAAGCGGGGGTACCCAGGCTTCTGGTGGTTTGAATACGGTATGAAAAACGTCAATTTTTATCTGGAATCCCTTGAAGAAAGAGGGTTTATCCAGATGCAGGAAAACGGGAAATACGCGCCAACGGCATTTGGAAAGCAAGAAGTAGCTGACAACTTTTATGTGGTTTATATGATGAACGCTCCTGGGCTGACGGTTGATAACCTTGAAGCGTCTGATGATTTTTCAGTTTGGGGCATCAATCGGAGACTTGCAGGTGGCGATCCGCGTAACTGGGAAGATGTTGTTTACCAGATATGGCGCGAGATTGACGAATACAAGGCTCACAAAAAAGCAGAGGAAGATGCAAAACTCAAAGCCGTCGGAATCGATGTGGATAAATACAGAAAAAAGCTTGAATCCGCCTCCTTGAACTGGAACGAGCTTGGTTTTCGTGATGGGTTGGACCGTACAGCCGCGGCTTTGAGCATAGACACATCTTATGCAAATAAACTTCCTGTCGGATATTTGCAAGCTGTAATGCGGCGCGTTCTGGACAATTTTCTATCCATTGAGCGTTTAAAAGATGTAACTGATTTTTTTGATAAAATTGATTTTGTCAAAAGAGATTTGAAACAGCTTTCTGCTGCAGAGATGCACGGCGCGAAATTCAACTACAGTCCTTCGTTACTTTTATGGAGTGTCGAAACGCACACCAAAGATCTGTTTTCGATTGTAATTGAAAATTCTTCCAGCGCTCAAATGGACAAGATTTGTTCCTTGAAAACGGATCGTGGCCGTCTGAACTCTAACCAGCGTTGGAAAGATTCTATTGACTTGCTTACGCACAATTATAACGATGATTTGAAATCAATCATTCAAGACGAGTTCAAGAAGCTTGAAAAAGCTAGAGAAGAAATGAAGAATGAGGTGTAATCATGGCGAATATCTGCCCCATATGCGGCGGCAAGCTGGGCTTTCTGAACCGTGAGAAAAGCGCGGATGGCTTGATTTGCGCCAGCTGCAGCAATTTTTTCTTTTCAAAATTGGGCATCCGGGCTGCAAAGCAACCGACAGCTGCCCTTGTGGGCTACTGGGTTACACTGGAACAGCGTCGGAAAGTGTTCAAAGAAACCGATTCCATCTATGATGGTGACGCGCTCTTTGTGTCGATTGACAAAACCGACCGGCTTTTTTACTTTGGGCACCGAGGCGGTGATAAAGGCCCTCGCATGATCTACAGCTTTGATGAAGTCGTTGGTTATGAATCTGACGCGCCTGACGATCTGACGGTGACAGAGACAAAGGGCGGTATTGGCCGTGCCGTGATCGGTGCAGCCGTTGCCGGGTCTGTGGGTGCGATCGTGGGCGCTGCCACCGCTAAAACAGAGACCCGCAAGGGTCGCAGTAAAGAGAGCGTATCTATCCACTTTTCGCTTCCACTAGGCGAAAGCAACTTGCCGACAACGGTTTATCCAGGCGGAATGACTGCGTTTCTCAAGAGTTGCAAAGGCTCTCCAGAACAGCCGCGGGGCACCGCTCCGGCTGCCCCCAGCTCTGCCGATGAACTTTTGAAGTTTAAGCAGCTGCTGGATATGGGGGCCATCACGGAAGCGGAGTACAACGCAAAGAAATCTCAGTTGCTTGGCCTGTAAACCTGTTTACAACCATATTATAAAACTATTAGTTGTATATCGTCAAGCGTAAAAAAATGCGCAAAACAAGTTAAAAATTTATTCATTTGCGTTGAAGCGTTAAAATTTACGCTGACTTTTGCACGTTTTACGCTGAATACGCGCAAAATATGCGCGTTGTTATTCGCGGTTGCAAGGCTGTTGCAAATTTTGCAACAGGTCAGCGGCCAGCGCCCCGCCGGGCGTACCGGCTGCGTTACGCAGGGCTTGCACCTCCGGCAGGGCCTTATCTTGAATGTAAGCGCGAGCAAGGCGCTGCTGCTCCGGGGTCATATCCAAATAGCAGGCCAGCAGGGCACGGGCATGGGTGCGAAAGTGTGACAGATTTTTCATAACTCATTCCTCCCAGGGTGCAGGGGTGCGGTCGGTGCCAGTCAGGATACTGGCGGGCATTCCATCGATGATGGTCATTTCGTTTTCTTTACCGTTTCTTTGCTCAAAATCCATTTTGCTTTCTCCTTTCTTTTGTGCACATCTACGATTTACAAACCAAATTCTACCATGCGCCGTTGGAAAATAAAATACGGATAAAATTTGTCGAATGGCGCAGATTTTTTCTGCGCCATTTTTTGTTAAAAATACACCGGAATTATGGGGGCGAAAGTATGAGTTATTTTACGGCGAGCCAAATCGGGAAAGCGCTTGCAAAAGCACGGGTGTCTGCTGGCCTGAGCCAAGTGGAGATCGCAAGGCGCATCGAAAAAGGGGAGCGCACCGTGCAGAGCTGGGAAAAAGGCTGCACCAGCCCGGACAGTGACGAGATCATGGACTGGTGCACGGCGTGTGGGGTGTCGCCCATCACGGTGTTTATGGAGATGACCCACCCGGATCTGTACAAAGTGCCGGATGACGGCAAGGACGACGATGAGTTAAACGCGGAGTTGCGCCGTATCGTGGTAAAACTGCCGCCGCTGACAAAAAGGCTGCTTCTCTTCATACTGAAAGGCAGCCACGGCAGCAGCCCGCCCGCGGTGATCTCCGAGGTGGCAGCCAACTTGCACTGCCCGCTCAATAACCGGGTCAGCGTATGCGGAACCATCATCGACCAATACAACTTTGCCCAGAGCATGGGATTAGACCCATGCCCGGACGCTCCGCACCCTCCCATTGACGACCTGAAGATCAACTACAAGGCCGGAAGAGCCGCTGCTGAAAATGGCGCATTCGGATATATCGGGCAGAAAAAGGAGTAAGCCATGAAATGCGTGAGACCATGCTGCCGGAAAGAGATCCCGGATGGTGCTTCTTTTTGTCCGTGGTGCGGGAAGAAGCAGCCGGAAGCCGCCCCGCAGCAAAGAAAAAAACGCCGCCGCCCAAAGGGCAGCGGCAGCGTGTATAAACTGAGCGGGACGAGGTCAAAGCCGTATGTGGCCCTGACAGCCAAGCGAGACGTTCTGGGGACGTTTGCGACGCCGGGCGAAGCAGTACAAGCACTGGATGCTTACAACGCCCAGAACACCCCCGCAGCGCGTCTGAAATTCACTTTTGCGGATGCCTACGCCCAATGGAAAGTGCAGCCCAAGTTTGACAAGCTCAGTACTGACATGAAAAAGGGGTACGAGCTGGCCTATGCAAAGGCTGCGCCGCTATACGACCGACAATTGCGGGACTTGAAAGCGGCAGATTATCAACAGGTCATTGACGCAATGGTGGAAAAGGGCCTTTCACGCAGCTCCTGCGAAAAGCAGCGCACGCTTTTCAGCCAGATCTGCGAGTGGGCAATGGCTCAGGATATCATAAACAAAAATTACGCCATGCTGCTGCAGCTCCCGGCGGCTACAGGCAAGGAAGAACGCACCCTGACCGCCCAAGAGATTGAGCGGATCAGCGGCCGACAAGACGACCCGAAGTTTGGGCAGACGGCGCAAATCGCAATGGTGCTGCTTTACACCGGTATGCGTATCGATGAGCTGCTTTCCATGCGCTGTGAGGACGTGAACCTGAAAGAGCGGTACATGCAGGGCGGTGAAAAGACCGAGGCGGGCAAGAACCGCATCATCCCCATCCTTGAGCCCATTTACAAGATCATTGCCTTTTGGATGATGGACAGCGGGTGTGAATGGCTGATACCGTCCAAAGCCGGCACAAAGCTGGACAAGCGTAACGTGGCTACAAAGTTCCGGGCGTTGATGCAGGAATGCCATATAGAGGGCGTGCATCCACACACGCTGCGCCACACAGCCAGCAGCAAGATGGTGGAGTGCGGCCTGGAAAAGACCGCCGTGCAGGCAATCTTGGGTCACAAAAATTTCTCCACCACAGCCAACAAGTACGTCTCCCACAATGACCCGGCTTATCTGTTGCGGGAAATGCAAAAAATGAAGTATTGATTTGTTAGATTGTTTGTTAGATTATCACGTTCATTCAGGAGATTTTAAGGTATTTTAAGCAAAAAGAAAAACGCACAAACGAATCGTTTTCATCGTTCGTGCGTTTATTTTTGGAGCTGGTGACAGGAGTTGAACCTGCAACCCACTGATTACAAATCAAGTTTATTTGACGTATTTATGCAAATAATCATTGATTTGTCAGATTATTGTTAGATTATGTGCCTCGCGTCCCAACGTTGAAGACTATGTAAAAATAGCACATTCTATGTCTTTTTACAAGTCGCTTATCTTCCGCATTACTAGCTCATACTCTTTCGGGTACACCAGCTTTATTGCTTTCATGTGCTCGTCAAGCACCTGCATCAGACCGCCGAAAGGAACAGAGCTGGCAGCCGCCACAAAGTCGCTTTGAGGTTCCGTTGCTGTGGAGTACGCCGCCGCATAAGTCGCGGGCGGCAATGCCTGGATCTTCGTTTCAGGTGAGTGTGTTTCTTCCAGCTCGTCCCGCACAGTGCAGAGGGCGGCAAGCTTTTCCACGCTCTGCCAGTCCGTTGCACCGCATTTCAGCTTGTGAATATGGGTGTTGATCTCGTCAATGTCCATGCCTGCCGCCCCTTTTCTTATGCGTTGCGCAAGATGTCAGCGGCCCGCTTGCAGGCATCGCGCTCTGCGCCGGTGGCGTCCTGCATCATGTCCTCGATGTCAGAGATTATACGCTCACGGCCATCCGTGCGGGAGTAGTGCCCGCGCACATAATGACGGCCTCGGTTGGCATAGCTGTTGCCCCGGTTGTAACCGTTTCCGGCATCGCGGCTGAAAGATCCGCGCATGTCAGCTTCCCACTCGCCTGCACGGCTGTACTCGCCGCCCTCGCAGTAGTCCTCGATGCGGTGGATGTCCAGAATGATGTCCACGATTTCGCCGATCATCTCAACATCGCCCGGGGATCGGTTCTTTTTGTCGGTCAGATCCATGAGCTCTTCGCACATTTCGTCTTTCAGATGATTCAGTTTATCCAGCATGACTTTATCTCCTTTCTTATGCTACCCGCTCAACAATCAAATTGCTGTTTGCAATGCTGACTGCCTGCGTACTGGTGTTTTTAACCGCCACGGTCACGCAGCAGCCGCGCGGCACCTCGATGAACGCGGCCACGAAAACATTGAAGTAATTTTCGACTGCCGCCGGGGTGACAATGGCTGTCGCACTGGTCAGCGACTCACCGCCGACAGCCAGCGCCACAGAAATGGGTCCAACAGTGCCGCCGGTGGGAATGGCAATATTGCCGCCAAAGCTTACCTTGAAGCGCGCTTTGCATTGATTGGTCAGACCCCGCAGGGTCACAAGGCCGCTGCCCTCACGGTGCATGATGCAGGCAGGGGCTTTCACCGCGGTCTCGGTCAGGGGAAAGTTTTCACCCGCTGCCACACTGACGGTGTTGGAATTGCTAAATTCAGCCATTTTATCGGCTCATTTCATAGAAAAACGCCGGGACTTTTGCCCCGGCGCTCTGGTTCGCAAAATCAGCTCAGGGGCTGAACAGACTACAATTTGCAGTCAGTTGCCGTGATTCGGTTATGCGCAGTTGCCGCAGCCGGCCCCACAGCCATAGTAAATGGCGTTGGGGTTTGGCACCTGATAGGCAGGCACGGGAGCTTTCTGCTGCAGAGTCCCGATGATCTGGTTGGTCTGCGCGTTCATCGCGGTGGTAAGGAACGCGCTCTGGCGATCCTGAGAAGCAGCCCGGCGCAGCTCGTTGTTCTCGCTCTGCAGGGTGGCGATCTTATCGTTGGTCAGGAAGTCGAGCACCGCGCGGGTGTTGCTGTTCTGATTCTCGATAATATCCCTGGTATTGTTGTTCATGGTGTTCTGCGTTGCGCAGAAGCCCTGCTGCATCTGGTTCCGGGTGTCGCACTCCTGCGTGGCCAGATTGTAGTTGACTCCCTGGATCGCGGTCTGGGTCTTGCAGCAGCAGTCTGCCAGCTGTGTAGCCAGAGCATTCTGACCCTGCATCAGCGCAACGTTGGTGCTGTTGAAGCCCTGCTGCATGGCGTTGGTGACGCCGTTCAGGCCCTGCTGCACGCCGTTGAAGCCCTGAAGCATCCCGGTGTTCATGGCATAGAAGCCGTCGCACAGGCCGCTTTCCAGCCCGTTCAGCTTGTTCATGACGCTCTGGTTGTCGAAGCCGCGCTGCAGGTCTGCCTGGGTAACGGCGCTTGTCATATAAGGCGAAGCGCCGCCCATACCCATACCACCGCCCCAGCCAAAGCCGCCCATGCCGCCCCAGCCGAACATGCCAAAGATCAGGAAGAGGACGATCCAACCCATCCAGTCGCCGCCCCAGCCGTTGAGACCGTTGCTGTAGCCGTTGGCGGGCTGTACCGGCATGGTCAGAACCGTGCTATCAGAAGAAAGAGACATAGTTTTACTCCTTTACGTTAGATTTTGAAATTTATTCTAAATGCGGCCGCATTTTAGAATCCAAACATATTTTTCATGCCGTTGAGCATCGGCGCGATCTGCTGTGCCCGCTGCTGAATGGCGTTGAGCTGCTGTTGTGAAAGCTGGCCAGTGGAAACCATCTGGTTTATCACGTCCTGCGGGTTTCGACCCTGCATCTGACCTTTTATCTGGCCCATAAACTGTTGAAACTGCCCGCCAATAGGGTTCTGGGTCTGTCGGCCCATCGAGTTATACAAGCTGCTGCTCATCGTTTAGCCCTCCTTTTTCGGCTCTGGTGCTTCCTGCTTCTCCAACGCCGCCAGCTTTTCCGCCAGCGCGTCAAACTCTTTGCGGGTGACATACTCCCCGCCTGCGGCTTGCGCGGCTGCAATCGACGCTTTGGGGCCGCTGGTGCGTTCCTTGTAATCGTAGATGCGGAGCGGGAACGGCCTGCCGTCCTGTCCCACTTCTTTGATGTAGAAGGTATCGGAATCAGCATCCAGCAAAAGCACACGGCTCCCGTTGGCGACCAAATAGCCCCGGGCTGCTGCTTCACCCTGTACCCAGATAAAGCCGCTGTCAGTCGGTGCGGCCTGCCCCTGCATTGTAGGCATCATGACGGGCTGGGGCTGGTACTGTGCTGCCCTGAGCTGTTCAAGCTGCCCCTGCGGCTGTTGCGGGTAAAACACTTGCGGGTATCCGTTATAAATCGGCATCGTTTTCCTCCTTGTACCAGTAGTAGATCGGGCATTCTGCGCCGCTGTCCCAGCTGTCCCACCACTCGCCGTCGATGACGGCCAGAACGTGGCCGGAGCAGCCCAGTACATACACACCGCGGGGGTACTCCCGGGCAAAATCTGCCACGGTGTAACAGGTGGTGCAGTCTGCCTCCACCAAACTGCGCTTGAACCCGCGCTTTTGGAGGTATGCGCCCCATGTGCGGTTGGCGCTGGGCATATCGCCGATGATAAAGCCAGTAAGCGCAAGCCCAAGGTAAGCTTTCTCCCAGCTCTGACCGGTGGCCGCAGCTGCCGCCCGCACTACGCAGTCCCCGACGCTGCTCCCGTGCGGGTTCGGGTTAAACTTGTGCCACATGGCACCCCCTCCCTTTGCACCCAGTGTACTTTTTTAAACCGCCGTGAGTGCCAACGAATGCCAAACGAGTGCCAAAAATAAAAAAGCGCCCGCACGGCAGCGGGGCCGCACAGGCACAAAGAAATAAACTCATTGAGCATAAAATTTTGCAAAAAGCCTTGACAAATACGCTCAATGAGCATATAATAAAGACAGTGAAAGACACCACACACAATCAACTGGAGGTAAATAAAATGAAAGATTATTACAGCAGTGCAGCAGCGATGTTCGATGGCGGTTGGAGAAGCACCGACAAGGAAGAGTGGATTGCAGAGTATTGCAGCCCGGCTTGTGATGACCCGGCAGACCCCGAAGAGTGGGAAGAGTACGAGAAATATTTCAAAATGTTTGAAGAGAACGAGCAGTAAATAAAAAATCCCCGAGTGACGCGCGAACACCACCCGGGGAATTTATCAATCAAAAAAGGAGAATTGCAATGTATAATGCAGCTGAACTTTTCGTCATGGCATCTGACCCAAAGGCCGTTAAAGAAATCTTTTTGAACAACGTCACCCTCAGCGTGGAGGACGATGCCTCTGGGTGCGTTGATCTGGACGCCCAAAAGACTAAGCTTGAAAATATTTGGGAGATCGCCCACATGTCTTTTAAAGAGATGGTGGAAGAGACAGGCCTCACGCAGACGGCCTTTGCCAAGATGGCCGGGGTTCCTTATCGTACACTGCAAGGCTGGTGCGGTGAGACAAGAGAGTGCCCTGTATACATCCGCTTTTTGCTGGCAGAGCATTATGGACTTCTGTAATGGGTGGCAGGATGAGATAAAAACGCCATTAACGAGCTGAGAAAAAATCTCTGGCAGTCTAGTATAAGGCGCCAGAGATTTTTTGTGCTCATTGAGCATAAATTTTTGCAAAAAACCTTGACAAATACGCTCAACGAGCGCATACTGTAGAAAGTGAAAGACACCACACACAATCAACTGGAGGTAACTAAAATGAAAAAGCTGACTGCTGAAGAGTTCGCAACCAAGGTCATGGAGAACGGTACCGAGATTGAATATGAGGATTTTGAATCCGCAAGCCGTGATTGCCAGATCTGGACGATCTACGCACACATCACCGAGGACGGTGATCTTGTCCGGTGTTGCGACGATGCTGAAGAGACCATCACCACCAAGCTGGTTCTCGACGATCAGAGCCAGAGCGATGCCCTCATGAACGGTGAGCTGGACGACATGGAAAAGCAGGTCATCATTGATGAGCTTTATCCCAAGTACCTCAAAGTGCTGGAGGACATGGAGTAAATAAAAAATCCCCCGAGCGATGCGCAAACATCACCCGGGGGATTTTTTGTGAAAGACACCTCACAGGGAGGTGTGCAGATAGTATATCACATATCCAGCATTTTATCAATGCTTTGCAGGCGATAGCTCACCGCCTGCCGGGAGTAGTGGGTGCGTGCTGCAATGTCGGCCTGCGGAAGCCGCTCAACGTACCGCAGTAAGGCTATCTTACGGTCTACCCTCCCAAGCGGTGCGCTTTTGATGGCGGCTGTCATCTGCTGGCGGTCAAGTCCTTGCAGGCACAGTGGCAGCACTACACGAGCCGCCGCCACAGGCAGCACCGAGCCAGAAAGGCTGCGGCAACTGTCCGGAGTTGCGCACCATTACTGAGGCGTTACCGAGATGGTATGTTTTCGTGAAGCCACGAAAACGTGCGCAGACCAATTTCGTGATGTCACGAAATTGCTTTTGTGCGGCGTACATTTTGTTGGTGTCAACAAAATGCTCGTATGTAGTGCTTGCCATGATATCCTCCTTTAATCTTTACTGAGCGTTTCTTTGACTCGATCAAAGAAAAACTGAATCACAATCCCGATGGTCTCATCTGTGATGGCCCACGAGATGAATTTGCCCCACTTGCTGGCGCTGAGAGCCGTGCGGAGCATCTGAGCCACCCAGGCTTTGCGCTCCGCGCCTTTTTTGGTGCCCTGGATGTCCTTTTCTGCCTGCTCGATGAGCTGGAGCACGGTGGGCTTGACCGCCGCACCATATCCCAGCCGGATGCAGCCAAGGGCGTAGAAGATGAAGCCGCCCAGCATCAGAGCCAGGGCCACCGGGCCCGGGACGGCGCTCAGGATTTTTGCTGATGCGTCCATGCGTTTTCTCTCCTCTCATACAAAAACTTGTCGATTTCCTCCGCACTCTGTTCCATTGCTTTGATATTATCACCTGACAACTGAGCGCCTAAAACGGCGCGGTTGGAGCGCAAAAGGATGGTGATGGCGTTTTCCAGCGCCCCAAAATGCTCCAGATCGCGGCCCAGAGCGGCAGAGTGGTTAGAGTAGCCCGTCTCAAGCACTCCCACGCGCCTGTCCAGCTCATCAAGCCGCTTGTCCTGTGCATCGTCGGGAGCCTGTGCCTTTTTGATGTACTTGTGGATGATGTCCAGCACCTTGTCCAGCGTAATCGCTGCCGCGCACGCACTGCCCAAGATGCCCACAATCCAGATCAAAGCCTCTTTTTCAGTCATGTGCCCTCCCTGAGCCGCGTCAGGCCCTTTGTCTTGATGATCTTCGGATAGTTGCGGGTGGTGACGTTGAGGTCTACATTTCCCGTAATGCCCGGCACGCGGCCCTCGCTGGTGTGCTGGTGGGCGTTGTAGTGGTAGCCAACGGCGGGAGTGTGCCCGGTTGTATCGGACAGCCAGACGTCCCAACGGCTTGCCAGACGGCCCATGTCCAGCTCCATGTTAGAGTAGTGGGTGTAGGTGTACAGCTGGGCATAAAAGCCCATCTTCTCCACCTGTTCCAACGCGTAGGCGGTGAGGTTGGTGAGGTCGAGGGTGCTCATGGGCTTGAGCTTGTTTTCCTCCACGTCCACCGCGAGGGGCATGGTAAGCTCCTTGCCGTAGACCGCCTGCCGCACAAGGGCAAGCTCTGCATCCGCCATCGCTTCGCTGGTGGCGTAGGTGTAGTAGTAGACGCCCACGTCCAGCCCAGCGGCCCGGGCGTTGCGGTAGTTGCGCTCAAAGGTCGGGTCGATGTACAGTCCGTCTGCCCGCTTGCTCATCTTCGGATTCGTGGAGACCGTCTTGAGCATGACGCCCTTGTAGCCAGCCGCTTTGACCTTGCGCCAGCCGTCGAGGGTGATTTTGCCCTGATACCGGCTCACGTCGATGTATCGGTAAGGCAGCGGCCCGCCCCAGCCGGGGGGAGCGGCGCTCTGGGTGTCCACAGTGGACACGGGGGCAGGATCTGCGGTGGAGTTGTCTGCCGCTTCCTTTGCGTTGGCAAGGGCGGAAAAGAGGCGGGAGAGGAAGTTTAGGAGGTTCATTTGGTCACGTCCTTTCAGTTTTTGATAAGATAAAGCCATCTTTACTCCCACAAGTATTTTCGAGTTGCTTTTCTGATAATCCCGTCACCATCTGACCCGATAATAATTTCGTCGCCATTCAATGTAATAAATTCTGGTTCAGTCGAAATGTCAATTTTATGGCAGCCAACATAATCTCCGTTCAAGTCATAAACAATGACGATATTGGGGAATGCGTATAGTGAGTAAATGAAATTATTATTGCATTCGATCCCTTGCATTAAGTAGCCATTTTTTATTGGCTCAAATTCTAACTTTATATTAAAATCATTATCGCATATTGCAAAGCTATAATTGTTCCATACGCCATCCTTGGATAGCTCCAAAACATATTCATTACTATCTCCAATATATGCTATTCCGCCAATTCTTCTTCCGGCAGTCAATACGGTTTTACTTGACACAAGTTCAAGAGTTTCGGGAGACAAAAACCAAATATTTGTCTCCGAAGTGCCTCCATGAATAACAACAATAAGATTTTTTGCGGAATTGTATGTCATATCTCCAGCGTGTCCGTAATTGCCACTCGCACTCAGCACTTCTGTTTTAGACGCCAAATCATATTTATATATTGTAGCAATTGTGTCGTCAGTTTTGGCATAATATAAATACCCATTAGCAAAGACTCCGCCTTGCATTCTTTTCAAATTTTGTGTATCCACTATTGTTTCAAGTGAAACATTTGTAGAAAATGGATATGCGTTTATTTTTTTATTGAAGAATTGAAAATTTTCAAAACTAATGTATTTTAAGTATTTGTTAGCATCGGCATACTCCTCAAATTCGTCATCATTAGTGACATCGGTGTGGGAAATTAAGAACTTAACATGAGAATTTTTAGGAATAAATACGTGCCCTTTCTGCCATCCCGGGTCTTTAACAAACTTTCCGTTTTCGTCAAAATATGCAACACCTAATCTTCGACCTTTTTCTACACTTAAATTAATGTCGGTCTCGGTATCCATAATGTTCAACAAGCCCAACCTTGAATTAGTATCGGTATATGTAAGTTCTCCATTATTCCAATCATTGCAAGATGTCCATTCGTTTGTTTCAAAATAATCATAAAATGTTATTTTTTCTCTTTTGCTCAATTTTTTAACTATATCTTTTACGGCATTTTTTGCAAGAATTTCACAAATTGGATTAAATTTAACATATTCCAAAAGTGTATTCACATTTGCTTTATATTCAAGTAATTCATCTTCCACAGTTTTCGGAAATGCAGATATAACAATTCTAAAGTATGAGTTTTCTGGAATGACATATTCTAAGGTACGCCATTTTGAGTCATAGAGAAATTTCCCATTAGAGTCATAATAATGTATACCAGCTCTCCTATTTTTGCCTATTGCAATGTACAGTTTTGAGGTGGTATGGATAATGTTTGTGGACACAATTCTATATTTAACTTTGGCAATTTCACCATTAATTAAAGTGCCCAACTCAAACGGCGAATAAACAGATGGATTTTCCCATAAATCTTCCTTTAGCTGCTTCACACTTCCATCAATCTCCGTATAGCTCTCCGGGATGCTCTTGAGTGTCTCTGCGGCTTTGGCGTCGATATCTTTAGACAGCTGCTCTTTGGTGGATGCGGCAGTTGCCTCCATATCTGCTTTGGCATTCTCGGAAATCTGCCCACAAAACTCCAGCCCGTCGGCGATGCTGCCGCGCACCTCTTCACCTCGCAAGGCAGTGCGTACTTTTTTGATGATGTCAGTAAGATTCGTAGCCATAAATTTTCTCCTTACTTCAAATCTTCCTCTTCGTCCAAGCTCAGGCTGGCGGGAGTAGAGTCGTTAAAGCTCATGACGGCGGAGTGCGCCATATCAAAAGCGTTGGTGGCTTTGCGGGCGCTGAGGGCCTGCAGGTCAGAGATGGAAGAGAAGTCAATCCCAAAGGTAAATTTCTTCTCGTCCGGCTTATCCAGCGGCTCCACAAGCTTGGTGCAGGTCAGAGACGTATGCACGCCGTGGGGCTCGGAGATGATGTCTGCGTTCTTCATAAACTGCAGGCGCTCGGTATCCACTCCCGCGTCTTTCAGGTCTACGGCAGAGATGGTCATGCCATCCAGATACCGCAGATTTTTTGCAAGCTCTTTCTGAGCCGCTTTCAAAAGGGTCTCTGTGGTAGAGGATGTGCCCTCGATCACGATAACCCGTGTGATGATGCCATAGTACTTCTGGGCGGCGTAGTCGTTGGCCGTGGCCGTGAGGGTATTGGTTCTCTTCCACACCCAGAAGCCGCTTGTCCGGTAACCCACCGCGATGACGCGGGTGACGATGTTTTCTGCCTTGACATAGCTGTCCAGATCCAGAAGATTCTCGCCAAACTCGATTTTCTGCCCGGTTTTTTCGGTGACATTGGACACATAATCCAGATACCGCAGGGTGATGGTGGTATTGACAAGCTTCCGCTTCTCTCTCCGCACGATAAAATGCCCGCCGTAGGTGTCCGTGAGCTCAGACTGCAAGATGTCCCAGGTAACGCCAAAGTTTTTGCCGTCGCCAAAGGTATACAGGTTGTACTCTTTTTTCAGCACATAACCCACGCCGGTGGTGGTGGTCGTTTCCCCGGTTATAAAGTTTTTGATTTTGATGGTCACGGTCACGCTGCCGTCATCCGCCACATTTACGGTATAGGTGCCGCTTTCGGTGTCGGTGGGCTCAAACATGGCCCGCTTTGTGCTGCCGGACGTGACCACTTTGATATTTGCCAAATAGGTCTTTTCAGAGCCATCACTGTTCACGACGTACACGACGCCCGTGCTGACGGTATACAAAGTGTCGGACGTCTTTGTAATAGCCGTCGCGGCATCCTCAGCTTGGCCCCATACATAATCCGTGCCGCCGACGTAGTGGGTGGAACCCACTTCCCATCTGGACGGGTCATCATCCCAGCTGGACGGGTTAGCATCGATCGAAGCCAGTATTCTTCCGCTCTGATCGTAGTAGGTATACCAGCGGTCTACATTGCCGTCATCGTCCTCTTTTTCGCGGCTCTGGACGGTGCAGCCTGTAGCATAAAGCACCTGCTGATAACCCGCGTCCACGGTGCCACGGTAAAAGGCCTTGTAGCCCTCCGTCTGGCTGTTGTGGCTGTCCAGCACTTTGCCAAGAAACTCGGGGATCGTGATCCACTCGTACTTGTACGGGACCATGGAACTGTCGTTGAGGTACGCCAGCTCGCCCTCACAGTAGATTTTTTGATTGAGATAAAAGTCCATGTCGTGGCTCATGACGCGCCCCTGCCAGAGCGTTTCGCCGTCCTGCTCTACTTCCACGATGGCTTTCAGCTTCTGCAAAGCAGAGTGGGCAATATTGCCCAGCGGCACGGTAGCCTCAAAGCTTCCCGCTTTGTTATCTTCCCGCGTGAGCACCGGATCCAGCAGGATTTTGGTGTCATCCTCGGAACCCGGGTCATAGATACAGACCTTTTCGCTCCATGTATCAATTGCCGTCTGAGTCCCGGCATAGACTTTATAGCTCATAAGCTCTTCACTTTCGTTGGGGTGGTATAGATGGTATCTGTCTCGAAATTGAAAGGATCCCACAGCCAGTCTGCCCCCGCTTCTGCGGTCAGGCTGATCTTGTGCGGGTTGCAGGTGCCGGTGATAACAAAAACGTTTTCCCATCGGTCACGGCTCTGCGGGGCCACTTTCCAAAGGCCATCCCAGTACCAAGACGGGTCATCATCAAAGATGCACCGCAGCCACTGGCCTTGCAGCGCATTTTCGAGGGTGCGCTGCACATTGGGCCAGTATTTTTTCGGTTTTACGCACTTGAGGGTGATGGTGATTTTTCGCTGGGTGTAGTGCACTTTGCCATCCAGTGCTTTGGTCAGATTGAGCAGTCTGTCACCGCCCGGGACTTTTACCAGGTGCTCGTCCACCTCGGCTTCACCCACGGTGGTTCCGCCCACTACGAGATAAAGCCCCCAGTCTTTGAGGGTGTGGTAGTCGCCCAGCTGTACGCCTTGTAGTGCTGCCATTTAGCCGCCCCTCGCTTTCCGCTTGGCCCGTGTGCCCAGGTCAGTATCAATGCCGTCCACCAGAGCCGGACGCAAAGCACCCGCCACGGCCCCGGTATCAAAGACGACTTGCCCGGTGCCGATGGCAGGGAGGTGCTCGTCCAGAGAATTGGAAATGCGCTGAAGCACACTGAGCTGCTGCTTTCCGGTGCTGTCCTGCCGGCCGCTGAACGGCGACACGGTGGCAGTGCTGTAGCGGCTCAGGGAGTCCGCACGGGCAGAAAACTCCGCCAGACTGTCATAGATGGGCGTTTTGGAGAACGGGCTGTCATAGCTGCCGCCCGTCACGCTGTCGCTGCCCTTGCTCTTTTTGGAGAGCACAGCCAGTCCAATGCCGCCAGCCAAAGCGGTAAGGCCCAGAATCGCCGCAAGAATCGGGTTGGCGGTGATAAAGGACACAATGCCGCCCAGACTAGAGATCACGCTGCCGGCCATGCTGGAAAATCTCGTGGCGATACCAGCCAGCTTTTCGCCCACGCCGCCGGATGTGCCCAGACCGTCCAGAATCTCGCCAAAGCTCTGCACCGCGGTCTTTGCTTCGGTAGCATCTGCTGCAATGCCGTTTGTGAACAGCTCCCGGAGACGCTCATACGCCGCCTTGGCCCCGCCGCCGCTGTAGCTCTCGTTGATGGCCGTCAGCGAATCCACTGCCCACTTGGAGATGATCTCACGCTGTTCTTGCGAGATTTCGCCCCAAATAAGTTTGGCAATGTTCGTAGCCAGCCCAGACCAATTGCCGGTTTTGACATCGGTCAGCATACTTTGCAGGCGCCCAAAAATCCCGCCAGACCACTGCTTCTGCGCATTGCTGAGGTTTTGGTCAATGCGGCTTTGCAGCTCTGTCACGGACAAAACCACATCGTCACAGGTCTTTTGCGTGGTCGTGGTCACTTTTCCGTCCGCATCGGTTACTTTCTTTGTGACCGATTTGACGGTCTTCTCCGTGCCGTCCACCACTTCTTTCCAAGAGTCCGTGATGGTCTCCACGGTCTCCTTTGTGGTGCCCTTGAGCTTTTTGGTGGTGCCGTCGTAGACGTTGTAGGTGTTGTCGGCGGTCTCCACCACCCGCTGGATGCTGCCCACGATGTTGCCCGTTCCGGCAAGGATCTGCTTCGACGTTTCGGTGACGGTATCCGACAGCTTTTTGGTGTCAGCAGCTGCTTTGGCGGTAGATCTTTTGCTTGTTCCGCCGCCTGTGCCGCCGCCTCCCGATGCAGTGATACTGCTTCCGCCACTTCCGGCGGCTGCAGCCGCCTTTGCCTGCCGTTCCGTCCAGCTTTCGTTGTAGATGCCTTTTCCGTTTTTAGCATCCTGCCGTCGGCGGTCGTAGTTGCTCTGGCTGGTTTTATCCGCAACGTATTTTGCATAGCCCTCACCGTTGTTTTCGTACCCGGAATAGGCGTTTTTTCCTAAAAGCTTGTTCAATGCAAAGCTTGCACGGTCTAAAGCGCTGACAGCGGCATTTCCAAGCTCGCCAAATTTTTTGATTGTTGCACTGATGGGGTTATCCAAATCCAGAATTGCGTTTCCAAGACCTGCCCAACCATCGGTTTTGTATGCATCAATAGCCGCAACGGTCATATCGTTGAGGCTGGAGATTACCACACCAATTCCGCTGCTGAGGTCGCCCGTCATGAGCCCGGCCAGCTGACTTACGTTGTCTTTCAGGGTGGAAACACGGCCATTCATGGTCTGGCTCTGGGTGTCCATGGCGTTGTAGTAGCGCCCGCCCTCTTCGCTGGCGGCGATGAGAGCCTGGGACAGCACATCATAGCTGATGGTCATGTTCTGGACTTCCTGCACCGTTTTCCCGGTGTAGTCAGCCAGCACCTGATAAACGTTGATGCCGGCATAGGCAAACTGCTTGATGTCGATAGCGGACGCCTTGCCAACATTGGCGATCTGCTGCAGATTAGCTGCCATGCGGGAAAGCTCCACATTGCCTCCGCCTGTGGCGGAAACAGCATCGCCCAGCGCCATGATGACCTTGCGGGAGTAGCCCGCGTTTTCACCGGCGCTGATGAGCAGCTGGTTTGCTTGTGTCAGCGAATCCACGCTGAACGGCGTGCGGGCTGCGTCCTCCTGAATGGCCGCCATGGCCTCATTGGCCGCCTGTGCATCGCCCAGCATATTGGTCAGGCCCACGCGGTAACTCTCGATTTGGGCGTTGTACTCGATGCCCATAGACACAAACTGTTTTGCGCCGCTGAGGGCCGAAGTGGAAAGCGTGGAGATGGCAGAAGCAAGAAGCTGCGATTTTGTCAGCGCCGCCGTCAGCCCGCTTCCCGTACTGCCGGCCGACTTGCCAAAGGAGTCCATGCCGTTGTTTGCGGATTTCAGGGCAGAGGCAGTAGCTTTGAGCTGTGCCTCAGCTGCTGCAAGCTGATTTTTTAGCTCTTTGGTTTCAGCCGAGGTCTTGCCTGTCTTGGCGGCAGATTCGTTATACTGCTTTGTCAGTTCCAGCACGCTTTTTGCAGCCTTGCTGTACTCGCTGGAAAGTGCCGTCACGGTCTTTTTGGTCTCGCCCTGGACGTTGTTGATGCCCTGCTCATACGCGGACGTGTCCAGCCCAAGAGTGGCCATCAATTCAAAAAGTTTCAGGGTGTGTCACCTCCGTTCAATCCGGCCAGAATACGGGCCTTGATTTCCTCTGCGCTCTGCTGGGGCCGGGCGGGAGTATTAAAGTCGGGTAGGGTGTCCACCCACCGACACTCCATGCCCACAAGGCCAGCCAGAGCGTCCGTGATGTAGGCGCGGTAGCTCTTCTCGTAAGCTTCCTGCTGCATCGCATTGACGCAATGCTGGACGATGTAGGGTTTTCCAATGGCTTTCAGCATATCCAGCCGGATGGATGAGATCAGCCGCCGATATCGGTCTGAGCCAACCTCACCAACGAGGATAAAAAATCCAGCACATCCCGGTCGTTGATGGTCTCGGTGATGACGCGCAGGGTCTTGAACGGGGTCATCTTTTCTGGCTTGCCATCCTTGTCCGTTTCCAGCTCGTACAGCAAAGGCAGCAGTTCCGCAGTGTTCTTGGCATTGTCGAACAGAAGACTTTTCGCCATCGCCTTGATGTTTTTGCGGCTTTGGGCTTCTTTCTTTGCCTTGAGCTCATCGGGGGTTTCACTGCCCGTGAGGATGGGGCCGACTTTGCGCAGCTCCATCACCTGCGTCTCGGTCAGCAGGGCGGCCACTTTGTCCGCGATCATGTAGCAGTGGCGCAGAAATTCCGTTTCGTCCATCTGGTTAAGAGTTTTCATGTGGTTTTCTCCTTATGCTGCCGCGTCTTCGCTCACAAAAAATTCCATGGGGACGGACTCGTCGCCCATGCGGACACAGCCCGTCAAAGTGACGGACACATTGCCCTTGCCCTTGTCTGTGGTCTTGAGAGACAGGCCGCCCGTGCTGATTGCGTTGTCCAGCCGAACAGCCACATAACCGCCGCCAATGAGGTCGCCCACAAACCAAATGGTTTTGAAGTCGCCCGTGGTCTTGTCAGTTTTGAACGTCATGCGGGGCGTTACCTTGCCCCCGGCCACGTCCGCTGCGCCCAGCGCCATGCGGATGACCTCGGCGGAGGTATTCAGCGCGGTGAAAGCCAGCGTGCAGTCGTAGTCCTCAATTTCCATGAGCTCCACGGTGTTCTTCTGGCAGTTGTCCACATCTTCGCCCAGGTCGGTGATGTTGGGGGTGCAGGTGGCGGTGATGCCGCCAGTGGTTGCGCAGATGATGTCAGCATCAGCGACGGCGGTCTGGCCCTCAGTGTCGAACTTGTTCAGCACAAGGCCCGCGTTGATCTGCATGGACTTGAATGCTTCTGCGGAAATTTTGGTAAATTTTCTTCCCATAATTCTCCTTACTCGCATAGCTGCGTGATCTCAAAATTCAGGTACTCGCACAAATAGCCCTCGGGCGGGTTGTCCATCGGTTGGGCCCACGGGGTGCCTTTGCGCAAAAGAATAGCGCCGCCCTCGCACGGCACGGTCAAACCGCCTGCAAGGGCTGCGCTGATTTTGTCTTCGGTCTGTAAGATGGGTAAACGCCCTGCGCTGCTTGGATACCACAAGCGGCCATGAAACGACGCTTCCTCGTTCCAGCTGCCGGGGACGGCGGGCTTGTAGGTCAGGTATGGCAGTGTGGCTTTGGCCGGGATGTTGTCTTCCAGATAGCCGGGGATGCCAAAACCGTTGAAAAACGTGTTCAGTGCCCGGTTGATGCTCTCGGACGGTCCCATCATGGCAGCACCGCCTTTTTGCACTTGACGGCCCGCAGCCCCATGCCGGATTCCGGCGGGGCTTTGGCTTCGTCCGCTGTGCTTGTGATCTGGAAAGTCTGCCCATCGCTTACCCGCTTGATGTAGTCCGGAAAAGCCAGCGGCACACCGGTGTTGACCAGCAGGGTATAGGTAGATGCGGTGTCAGCCTGCTCCGCCACCTGAGCTTCCACGGTGGTGTCGTGGCGCTCCACGGCCTCAAACTCGGGACCGTCCTGCCAGCCGGACACAAAGCCGCCCACGCCGTCCGGCTCATAGCTGCGGGTCTGAAAGCGGTATTTTTGGGTAAAGCTCTGCATCACGGTGGATGCAGTGAACGGATTGACCATGCCACATCTTCCTCCACTGATTGATCTCGGATTTATAGCGGGTTTTGCCGTCGGCTGGCAGCCCGTCCGTGCCTGTGGCAATCGTGCCAGACCACCCGGCAAAGGACTGGGACACATACACGCCGCCGGACGGGAGCGCCTTGTCGTATGCGTCGATTTTTTCAGCCAACGCCACAAAGGCAGGCGGCACGCGCATGGGCTGCACTGTCCCGGCGAATGTCTCGGCGGTCAGATCGCCGTCCCCGGCCTTGTGCACGCCGTCATTGAAGATGGATCCGCACACGAGGAAATACTGCCCCGGCACTACCCCGGCGGGCACGGTATCCGGCTCAAAAGAAAACTCCCCGGCAATGGGGTCGTCCGCCCGGTCAAAAAAATTGTGCGTGTAAACGCACAGCTCAGGGACGGTCATGCAAAGTCACCCCCTTGCAGGTCAGACCGATTCACCCGGGGTAATGGTCTGGACAGAGATGCCGTCCAGGTACTCAGCAAACAGGGTCACGCCGGTGATGGCGAAGCTCTCAGAGACGGCGGTGGTGTAGTTGCCCTGGGTGTGGAAGCCGATCAGGTTGTTGGCCTCGCCTGCGGTGGTGTACACCAGCCCAGCTTTTGCGTAGTCGCTGTCGGAGGGGTCAACGTAGTACATCACGATGTTGTCCACGGGGGTGGCAATGACCTTGCCCTTTGCGATCTCGCCGTCAGACAGCAGGAAGATGGTGGTGTAGCCCATGAAATCCTTGATGTACTGGAAGCCGTACTGGTTCTGGATGGTGATCGGGGCGGTGCCCAGGTACTCCGCCACGTCCAGGACGTTGGCAAAGCCCACAACGCCGGTGACGGTGCGGTGCATATTCTTGAACTTGTTCTCCACACTGCCCTTTGCCATGGCCAGAGCCATCTGGAAGGTCTTGGGGGTGCCCTTCAGGCTGCCGGTGTTCAGGTACTTGTAGAACTTGTCCGTGACCTTTGCGGTCAGGTCGAACAGGAACTCGTCATCGGTCTTCTGCACGGCCACATCATAGCCATAGTTCTGGATTGCCTCCAGGGAGACAGCCTTGGCGTACTTTTCGATGGTGATCTTGCCATAGTCTTTCTCCTTGACGGTGTACTGGCTGTAGGGGATCTCCTCGCCCTCTGCCACGGTGCCGCTCTGCAGGGTGCCCTGGGCGTACTTGCTCTTCAGCACGGTGCCGGGCTGCATCCGGATGGGACGCATGATGCCCATGATCTCCCGCAGGTGCTCCCAGTTGCGCTGGAATCGTGTCACAAAGTCGATTTCCCGGGGGTTGACGGTGATCTCGGTAGTAGTGGTCAGATTGGTCTTTGCTGCCATGTGTTAGTCCTTTCCGCCGCCTGTAAACAGGTCGGCATTTGCTGCAATGGCCGCCTGGCGCTCGCCTGCGTCCTTGATTGCAAAAATTTGGTCTTTGGTCATTTTGGAGCCGGTGTTGGTGGGCGGGGTGTCCACCTTTGCGCCGGTGGTCGTGGTCGTCGCCACAAAGTCGCCCCAATCAGCTTTCAGGCTGTCGGCGTGCTTCTTGGCATCCTTGACCTCGCCCTTATCGTCCAGCTCCAGCTTGTCGATATCCTCGCCAGACAGCCGCACGACCCGATCAGCATACTTGTCCAGCACCCCGGCGGTCTTCAGCAGCTCCCGGAACTTGGCTTCCTTGGCTGCGTGGGTGTCCTTCTGGGTCTGCTGGGCCTTGTAGTCGGTCAAAGCCTTTTCTGCGGCTTCCTTGCCGCCGTTGGCTGCGTCCCGGTCCTTTTCGGCTTTGGCGAGGGCTGCGTTCTTCTCATCGAGCTGGTTCTGCAAAGCGTCCGTTTCCTCATGCAGCACGTCCAAAATTTTCTTGAGCTTGCCGCTGGTGTCGGTCGTTTCATCTTCCAGAATCGCCCGGAGAGTCTTGCGTTCGAGTGCCATGTGATAGTCCTTTCTGCCCTTGCTCGGGCTGCCATGCTTGGCAATAAGGTTTATTTGCCGGACGTGCTGCCGGTGTGGTGCCGCCTGTGGGGCTTGAACCCACGGCCCCCGGATTACAAATCCGGCGCTCTGCCAACCTGAGCTAAAACGGCATAAAAAAGCGGCTGACGCTGTGCGCCAACCGCTAGGTATTAAATTTTACGGCCTTGTTTCCACGCTGGGCAGGATGTCTGTATGGAAGTAGAGCTTGTAGTGGTAGGGGTCGGTATGGGTGCCGGTGATGTCCTCTACCACATACATGGTGTAGTCGTTCAGGTAGATGTAGTTCTTGCGGTAGGTGCCTGGGCCAATTTTCACAGTGCACACCAGCTCGTTGTCCGAGTTGTTGGAGATGGACATATAGCCCTCGGCTTCCATGATCACCTTGTCAGTGCGGGCGTTGTAGACGGTGATCTTGCGCTCGCTCTCAAAGTAATCGGCCTGCTTGGAGATGTTGGCATTGGCCTTGGAAGCCTCAGAACAGCCGCACAGCAACAGCGCTGCAAGCAGCATGATAGATGCTAAAATTTTCTTCATGTTAAGCCTCCTTGTTCGCTTCTTCCACCGCGATCTCTCGCAGCTCGTCAATGTGTTTCTCCACCGCCGGACGCAGGAACGGGCGGGCTTTCATGCCCCGGGTAAAGTGCCACTTGCCGTTGAAGTCTTTCCAGACCCACGGCGTTTTGCGTCCGTTGCCGTTTGTGGCGTGAACGCCCGTGCCCAGCTCCACATAGACGCTGTAAAACAGATTGCTGCCGATGGTCACGGTCTTTTTTGCAAGGTCGAGGACAAAGGTCAGGCTTTGCTTGAGCGCGCCGCCCACGTAGCCCTCAATGTGGGTGCTTTCTTCCGTTCCTGGGACGATAAGCAGCTGGGCGTAGTCCTGCACTTTCATGCCCCAGATGGTCAGCACCCGCTCCGCCCAAGAGTCCAGAGCCTCATGCAGCTGCGGGGTGTTGTCGGTGAATTTGATGTCGTAGTTAAAGTTCATGGCTCATCCCTCTAAGCCTTTATCCTTTCCATCCTTTTTTCCAGTAGGTTTCCACCTTGAAATCCAATCCAAGCCTTTGCATTTTCTTTTTGGACATATAGTAGTAAACCGTATGATGCAATGCTGTAGCGTTTTCGTTTACTGCTCGTTTTGCCACAACATGATAACCATAATCTTCCATTTGTTTTAAGGCTCTCTTTTCTTGGCCTTTTGCAACTTCAAGTCTAAATTCGTTGATGTTGTGGTTTTTCAAATAATCCCATTGCTGGCTTCGCTTCATGCTTACGGGCCTTTTATCGCCCTCAAGTACATCAAATCCTTTGTTCCAAATGCAAACATTATCACTTATGTGAAAGAACGCACGAACGCCTTCATCGGTTTCCTTATAGGTCTTCACGCCATCTTTTCCAACAGTAAAAAGCTCTTTTTCTTTTGCGCCAGCTCCACCGCCGCCTGCTCTCGCAGAGCTGCCCGAACCTCTTTTACTCACGGTAATGCCTCCTCTCGTATTGAAATGGCTTGATTTTGGTCACGTTCCAGTCAAATTCAGCCGGGCACTTGCCATACCACAAAACGCTTGTCGGCTTGAGCCTGTCCAGCGCCACACGGCAGTGCTTAGCAAAGCACTCTGCTTCGTATGGGTCAGATTGTGTGCCGTGACTTGAAATGCTCACGATGGCGTTTCTGGGCTCTCCGTCAAAGCACCAGTCATAACTTTGCTCGCCGCACCAGCAGAGCGTTGGAATCACGTGGATGCCGTGCGCCTGCCAGTATGCAGCCAGCCAGTGCTTTTTGTAGTGCATGAAAAGCTGTACTGCAAGCGGCATATCACTGTACAAAGAAAAGTCCGGGGAGCACACAGCCCCAAACTGCTGCAGCAGCGGGATGTACTTATCCGGGTTGTTCCAGAACCGTTCAAACTGGTAATCGTCCTTGTAAAAATGCACGCCTTTTGTGGCCTTTTCTTTGGCTGTCAGCGCATAATTGACCGGGATCCATTCCAGTTTGTCAATGCGGATGTCCGTTTCCGGCTTGATTTCAGGGATGCCATACTTGCCAACGCCGGGGAAAATCATTTTCTCGGTGTTTTCCATCGGCAAGATCACAGTTCATCCCTCCAAGCCTTACTTTTTCTTCTTTTTCCTCGAAACGAATCCAATCCATGCACCACCCTGTTCGACCGTCACGCCAAACGGCTTTTGTGTGAGCTGCATGAGTTTTGTGCGGTCACTCGACGACATCCCTTTTAGGTCAAATGCAACTTTTGGACCACTCTTGTCCCAATATGTGGTGTGAGACGGAGAGGAACCATCGCCACTTCGATATTTGTTGAGGTCAACACCAACTTGCTCTTTTACGAAAGATACAACGTCGTTATGCGTTTTCTTGTATCTGGAACTATCCACAACAACGGCGGCTTTCTTCGCCTCTGCTGCCGCAATTTTGCTGTAATCGGTGACCCATTTGCCATTTACAAAAGATTCAAACTCGTGTTCGTTGGCAGTCCCACCGCTTGCTCTTGTAGAACTTCCAGAGCCTCGTTTACTCATTTTTGGAACTCTCCTTTCTGCGCTTTCGTTCTTCCGCCCACCACATTTGCTCGGCTTCCTTGCCGCCCTTGGATTTATACCACTCGGTGTAATCCATGACGGGGGTGGTCTCTTTGGTCACATTGTCCCGCTGCATGGCGTTCTGCCGGGGATACTTGCCCAGCGCAGAGGACAGCACACAGCGGCAGTGGTAAACCATCTCCGGCGCTGCGTTTGGGTCGCCGGGGCGCTGAATCTCGTAGCCCATGACCTTGAAAGGCTCGTCAAGCTCTGCTGTCTGCTGGTCAAGCAGGCGGTGCATCTCACGGGTGCGGTAGTCGTGGGTGGAGTTCCAGCGCTTTTTGACCTCGATGCCAAGAGCCTGGGCGTTGTGCATCTGCTGCAAAGCCCCGGCGTTCTGGGCGCTGGTAAGGGCTGTGATGGCGTTGTTCATGGCCCAGTGGATCTCTGTATCAGCCATGCCGTTTACGGCCTGCATGGAAATGTCGTGGACGTTCTTGCCCTGCACGATGCCCTGCATGACGTAGCGGTTGAACACCCGGGCGTCATAGGTGCGGTTGCTCTCGCTCTTGATGCGCTTGTTTGGCACCAGCTTGGGGTTTTCTTTGAGCAGCAGCTTGACCGCCTCGGTGTTGTACAGGGTCAGCCCGAACGTCACACCTGCTGCCTGTTCCAGCTCGTAGAAAGCCCAGTTTGCGCCAAAGGAAAAGATGTTGTATTGCTCGTCCCGGGCCAGCTTGTAGGCCGTCTGCTGGGCCGTGGTGCATGTTTGGGTGATGCCGTCCAGCTTGGCTCGCATCAAATCAGATTGAAAGACCTGATTTTGCAGCCAGATGCGGTAATCGTCCTCGGTGATCTCGCCTGCAGCCATCTGCGCCCGCTTGCGTTCATCCAGTGCTTTGTACTTGGCTAAAAACTCGGTGATCTGCTCCTGCATCTCCCGGCGGGCAGTGCCGTACACCCGGAGGATACGGCGGCGCAGGCGGTTCAGCTGCCGGGTGGAAATGCGGTCACGGTCAGAAATCATTCTTCATCACCATTGTCATCCTCTGCATCGTCCACGGTCTCCCGTGTTGCGCTCTCAGCCATCAGTGCGGCCTTGGCCTGCTTCTTTTGTTCCGGGGTCAGGTTGGGCAGCAGGTCGATGGCCATGTCCTGACCGATGATCGGCGCCTCAGAAATCACCGTTGCGACCTGTTCAGCCGTGTTGGTGATCTTGCTGCGGTTGAATGTCGGCATAGCGTTTTCAAAGCCAGCCAGTGCGCAGATCTGCCGGATGAACGGCTTGACCTGAGCCTCGAAGTCGTCCGCGTTCTGGTTCAGCGGTTCATAGGCCGCATCCAGATGGTCGTTGGTGCTGTCCGCGCTCACACAATGCACGTCCAGACCGCCGAAGTCCTCATAGACCCGAGTGTGGAGCAGCTCCAAAAGAGCCTGCCGGGCCGTCACAGGGATCTCGGTGGTGTAGGGGGTGATCTTGCCGCCCTGGCTGGTGTCTGCGCCTGCAATGTGGTACAGATTCAGCTTGACAAGGAACTCTTGCAGCTCGTCATCGGTCATGCCGTTGAAGTTCTCACACAGCCAGTAGATCTGCGAAAAGTCCTGCAGGTCATTGCAGAAGCCGGACATCACCAGATCGGTGTTGTCGATGTAGGCTTTCAGTCCCACAAGGGTGCTCTGGTGCAGGTCGGAACCCCACAACGGCACAATGGGAAGAGCGCTGTAGTTTTCGCCCTCCACGCTTTCCAGCCCGCCGCCGGGTGTGGTGACGGTCACGCTCTTGTATGCCTGCTTCGGCGTTGTCTCCTGCATCGTGCTGCCGATTTTGCTTTCCGTGTACTCAGTGAAGCCGTCCAGCTCGTACAGGATATAGTGCATATCCGTGTCCGGGTTCAGCCGCCAGAATCGCACGCCCGCCTGCAAAAGGCCTGTCTTTTCATCGTACAGGGGAGCGAACTCGGTCAGCTTGAAGACCACCAGATGGTCGTTGTTCCAAAAGCCAAAGCTCTCACCGTGGATCAGGGAGAAATATCCGGCCTTCTGGATCTGCTCGTCAAAGTTCTGCCCAAGCCTGTCCTTGTCCACGCCATCGTTCGCAAAGACCACACCGTTGCCAAGGGAGTAGGTGGCACGCTGCTTGTTCAGCCGCCGGAAAAGATTACTCTTGACCATATCGGGGTGCAGGACATCCTGCTTTGTGTTTTTGGACAGGCGTTTCAGCATCAAAGCGTAATCCTGCGCGAAGCGTTCAGCCCCCGGGTTTTTCTGTGCGTCGTACAGGTCGGCGTCCAGAGCCATCTTGTAGGGCTTGGAAGCGCAGTGTTGCTGCACGAACCGCCGGATGAAATCAGGCTGCTCCCCGGCGGATTGCGCCTGCTGAAAGGTCTGGAAAGTGTATACAGTGCTCAAAATCAATCCCTCAGTTTTACAAGGCGCTTTGTGCGCACGAAATAGCGGATAGCGTCCATGCAGTGGTCGTTGACCTTCAGCACGGTGTCGTCTTTATCTGGATCCCAAGCGTACACGCCGAACTCTTCCAGCGTGTGCTTGCAGTCTTTGTAAATTTTCAGCCGCCCGGTCTGCAGCATGGTCTGCACGTCCAGAATGCCGCTCAGAACGTCGTTGTTTGCGGGGGTCTGGGTAAAGCCATTCTTGCGCAGTTCCGTAATCAGGGGCAGGGCAGAGGGGTCCACGATGATCCTCTCCGGCTTGAGACCATTCAGCCACGCCTTGAGGTCTGTGACGTACTCGCCCACGGTCTTTTGCCGCTTCTGTTCGCGGCCGCTGTAGTAATACTCCCGGGTGACGATCCAGCAGTCTGCCTCGGCCTGCTTCTGGATCAGCAGAAAAACCGTTGCGTTCTGTGTGCCGAAGTCGCACGCCACATAAGCGCTTTTTGGAGACAGCGCCGGGATCTTGTCAATGACGTGCTTCTTACGGTCGAACATATCGTAGACAAGACCCTCGGCCACCGTCCACAAGCCCAGAATGTAGCGCTGATAGAAAACGCCGCTGTACTGGCTGCGGTATCTGGCCTTGATGTCTTCGGCAAGTGACAGGTTATCGTCCATCGTGAAATGAAGATACATCATCTTGCGGGAACGGCATTTCCGCACCCACTCGAGATAAAACCAGTGCTGTGGGCTGCCCGGGTTGCAGTTGAACCAAAACTTTGACCCGGTGACAGAGCAGCGGGCTGTGGCCTGATTGACGAAGCTCTGCGGCATCAGAGCCACCTCGTCGAAGAATGCCCCGGCAAGGGTGATGCCCTGGATCAGGTCCTGGCTGCTCTCGTCCTTGCCGCCGAAAAAATAAAACTCGTTGGTTCTGCCACCCTTGCTGACGGTCATGCAGTTTTCTGCCCGATGCTCCTTGACGTTGTAGCCACGGGCCGCAAGCTGCTGCTTTAGCGTGCCAAGCACGTTGCGCCGGAAGCTGGCAATAGTCTTGCCGCACATGGCAAACTGCTGCCCGCTGTAGCAGGTCATGGCCCACTGAACAAAAGAAAAGCTCATGGCAAAGGTCTTGCCCGAGCGGATAGCGCCATCTGCAATGATGCCGTTGTAACCGCTGTATGCGCTCTGCGGTGCCCACCAGCTCAAGACCTGCTTTTGCCGCTGGCTGAGGGCTTTCCATCGAAAACCGTTACTTTTCCGCATGGTCGTCCTCTTCCTCCGGCAGCATCTCTACGTCATCCGGTGGGCTGAGGTCTGCGGCAGCGCTCAGAGCCTCAAGCAGGCCATCGTCCGGGGCTTCTATGCCGCTCTGGTCTCCCAGCATAGCAAACTTGTCCACGATGGTGCCAAACGCCGTGGACAGCTGCGGCAGCGTTGCTTCTGCGATTTTGTCCGGGTCTGCCATCGCTTTTAGGTACAGCCCGAGAAGATCCTGTGCTTCCCCGCGCTTGCTGCCCAAGTAGGAAAGCATGTCCTGTGTGTTCTGCTCTTTTTTTAAGGCGCACAAATCTGCACATACCGGATTTTCGCTCACAACCTTGCGCACAGTGCTTTCGGCGACGTTGTTCAGCTTGGCAGTTTTGCGGTAATTGTGGAGCTGTACATAGTCCGCAATGATTTTCTTTTTCTGTCGGTCTGTCAGTTTTGCCCCCACAGCCACCACCTCTCTAAACTCGTGCAAAAGAAAAACCGCCCGGAAAATCCGAACGGTCGAAATATCGAATATGCCGCTTGCAGGGCTCGAACCTGCACACGTCCGGTTATGAGCCGGGAGCACTGCCAGTTGTGCGAAAGCGGCATGAAAAAGCCAGCTTTGCTGCATGGAGCTCATCATGCAAAAAGCAGGCTTTTAATCGTATTGTATCAGCAGCGGTTAATCCGCACGGATAGCAGGCCGTGCTCCTTGGATACAGCCACTGCCTCCGATCTCTGCCCGAGGCTCGCGTTTTGTGTGGTCTGCACGGAAACCGAAACGCCGCGCATAGCGCACAAAGTGGCTTTCTTTGTTGCTGATCGGTAAGGCCGAGAGGATAAGGCCAGCGCCGAGACGCGTCAAAAACTTTGCCATGTCGCAAATCAGTTCTTTCAAGCGCTCAAACATTTGTATGCCTCCTCTCCAAAAGTGTCCACAGTGGACACTCTAAAATCACGCTAGCCGCCAGCTGGATTTGAACCAGCACCCACGGAATGGATGTGCGCAGTGGTTGGCTGTGCAGTGATGTTCCCGTGGTGTCACCAACGTTGTCCCGCCTTAAATGGGCGGCGCTCTTCCAATTGAGCTATGGCGGCATACAAGAAGCGGTTCCATGTCGGCGGAACCGCTGCATCTGGAACTTTCGCGGCTAGATGCCCCGCTATTGCGCCGCCCCCTCTAGGGTGCGCAAATGGCATTCCCGGCAGGACTTAAACCTGCAGCCTGCGGTTTTGGAGACCGCTGCTCCATCACTTGAGCTACGGGAATATAAAAAATCGCCCTTGGACTCGACCCAGCCAGCAATATTTCAGCTGACACGCGCTCCAAACTGCGCTCAGGCGGCCACATAGCATTGAAAAAGCCCCGGGTTTGCGGTCTCGGGGCTTTGTTGACGCACATCCGGCGCGCAAGGAACGGCGCGCTTAGGATTCCGGCTCTGCTGTTATGGAAAAATGCGTGTGACATAGAGAAGAAAAAGCCAGAAAGGAGGTGTTGCCGGTTGGGTGATGAGCCCCATGCGTCAGGCGGTTGCGGGTACAGATGCCCCGCGTTATGGAGCGAGATCGCGGAGTCAAACCGCGCGGAGAGGAAGGCCTCGAACCTGCCCACTGCACTCAAAGTTGCGCAGCTCTGAGCGGAGCCGTTTCGGAATCTCGCATATAGAAGCAGCCCACGAAACGGGGAAGGAACGGGAAAGCATGAAAACCCGCCGGGTGGAACCGTTTCGGAGGCCGCGTGGCAAGCGTCGCGCTCAAAGCGCTGAATCGCTTGTAATTATTTTATCCTATTCATGAGGATTTTAACAGGACACCGCGTGTATAAAAACGTGCTTTATTTTTGTGCGTTTTTATCAAAGCTGTCCCAGATTTCCGCTAGAGTGATAAGCCCTCGCTTGATCCGGCTCCGAATGACGCGCGGGTCGAGAAAGCCCGATTCCTGCGCAATGACCGTTTGCGTCTTGCCGTTGACGTAGTACTCGCAGATGGCCTTTGCGCATTCCGGCAGCTCATACAGGCAGTACGCCCGCCGGGTGGCTTCCATGCGCAGATTGCACAGGTCCGTCTCCATCCGCTGGAGCCTGCGCCGCTCATCCACGATGTTTGCGGCACCATCCCCAACCTTGTCCCCGTTGCCCGGTGCCAGCGGCATGCCCGTCATGCTGGGCGTGATATGGCTGGCAAGCAGCCTTATCTGTGCAATTTTTGAACGCTGTGCCTCAACGGCCTTTTGACCGTCCAGGCACTGCTGAAACCATGCTTTGACAGTCTGGTAGTCCGCGCCGCTGTCAGGCTTTGGTGTGTTGGTGTCAGGTGTCCATGTGCGGGTCATTGTTTTCCTCCTTGCTAGCGAAAATCTCAAAAGTGACTTTTAGCTTCCTGTTTCCGATAACACCCCACACCTTTTCGAGCTTCGTTTTGTCTGAATTCTCCATTTCAGTAATAAAATGAGTCAGAACAGCGGAAACTGCTTCGTCGGTCACATCAGACTTGCTTCTCCATAACTGCAATCCATCTTTCCGCTGCTTCATCATCGTTCCGGCATAGATGGTTCCGAATAGCCCACACCCAACATGATATTCAGCCATTTCCGTCCTCCTTTTCTTCGATTTCGTTGCCCCACGCATCCCAACCAGGCACACGTTGACGGGCAAAAAGTTCTATCCGTGGCACATCCCCCAGCAAATCAACAATGCGCCGCCGTGTTTCTTCTGGTTTTACGCTGTGCGCTTGGATAGGTTCCTCAATAACCTGCCGCACGGAGTGGCTTTTTATCTGCTTTTTTGCGCAAAAGTCATGCGACACACCCAACAGACAAATTTCTGCGTTTGCGCGGGTGTACGCACCCATCCCAACGAAGTTTTTTCCGCATTTGTATTTTTTCACCCAAACAAAAGCAGCGGTTTTGTAAGTGAACCCCCAAGCATCCATAACTAGAAGTGCATCCGGGAGTGTGGGAAATGTTGCCCACATGAATAATAGGCATCCACCCCCAACAAGCTGTTGGACAGGCAGAGCGCAAATATCATCGGTGGTCATAGTTTTGTAATGCTGGGCTGCGTACCCTTGTTTTTTACCGGCCGCTCCTTTTTGCAGATAGTTCCACGGTGGATCTGCGTATATGACGGAGTACTTTTTGTTTGGCAAGTCCATATTATTCCTCCATTTCCTCGATCCAGATCTCCACTCTGGGGTTTTGCTTGTCGTAGTCCACCCGGCTGCCATCGTGGGCGGCAACAATTTTGCTGTTGTCGTCCTCCAGTACGCGGTTTTTTACTAGGATGTCCGTGGTCGCCTCTATGAGGTTTGCCAAATCGACCCGGCGGGCGGTCTTCATGTAGTACACGCACCGCACGTTCACGCGGGCAGAGATGGGGCTGTGTGGCCTTTTGATTTGCCGCAGGCAGTCGGTCTCGTAATCCACATATGCCTTGCTAGGGGCCACGAATGGGGTCCCGGAGCGTGTGCGGAGAATGCGTGCGGAATTTTTCTTGGTGCGTGGGTCGCCGTAGATGGTCAGGTGCATTGTTTTCATCATTCCGTACAATCATTCCTCCATTCGTGAGCTTCCTCGACATAACACCAGCTCTGAGGCGGCTTCTTGATTTCGACTGGCTCATATCCAAATTTCGTTACCCGCAGCCTTGAAAAATCGCTCAACGGTCGTGGGCGGTCGTAAATTTTCAGGTCGGAAATGTGCCAGCCGCAGCCGTCACGACCTTTGAGATATTTTTCGGCGGTTTCCTTGCTCATGCAGGCCGCTTCAAGAAGTTCATCGGCTGGTTTGTAATATGATCCGGGTGCCATAACGTACAGGTTTGCCGATTCCCAGCTTCCTGTTTCTCCAACATGGGTTAGGCCGGTAATTTTCTTACAGGTGAACTCGCCAATGACGCGCCCCCTTTTCCCTGGCCATCCACCGTGTTTCTTCGCGGAAACGTCCCAGTTGTCGTCGTCCAAAATAAACTCTTTACTCGCTGTCCTGGTACAGTAGATGTACACCTTAAACGGCGTCCCATGCACAGGGCAAGTTCTGCGCATCTCAACTGTCTTTTCTCCGTCAAGAATTTTTTTGCACCACTCAGGTCGGATACTGATAAGCACGGACTTCATCGGGATTCCTCCTCTCCCAAAATCCTACGGCGAAGTTCTTCAAGCAACGTAAGCACTTTCATCTGTCCGCTCCTCCGTTCGCTCCCATGTACTTTTTGCGGCCCCGTTCCCGGTGTCGGTCTTCGTGGTCGTAGTGGTAGACCTTGCCTGTGTCCAGCATCTCTCGGGTGTAAGCGGATTCTGCGCCGCGCTGGCGCTTGAACTCGGCGTACTTGGGGCAACTGTCGTGGCATACCGGGTGCCGTGCGGGGCAGTCTTTACACGGTGTCATCGTCATTTTTTGCGTACCTCGCTTTCATCCGCTTCTTCCATTTTGCACCCGCAGCGGCAGCAATAGGCATGTTCCGTGTGCCGGTCGAATGTTGTAAAAACCTCTTTGCGTCCGCAGATCCCGCACTTGCACTCCGCACCATCTGCCATGCGCCGCACAATAATCCACTTTGCCGTAGGTCGCAAGCTCTCAGGGTCAACGGTAGGGAGGTTTTCGAGGTCAGACAGCTCATCTTCGATGCTCTCGCAGAACAGGATGTCGGCATCCTTGCCCTTGGCCTCCTCTTCTGCGAGGTCTTTTTTTAGGTCAGCTTCCAGTTCGCCAACATCGACCAGCCGGGTGATTTTCTTTTCCTCAGCCATCTGGGCGAGAATTTCGCCCTGCGAAAGATGGTCTATGATTTTAGCCATTTTTCAGCACCTCCGTCCTTACAGGTTCAAATTCATCAAACTCTGGGTAAAAGGCCCGAGCCCTGGAAACGGCGATATGCTCTGCCTCGCCGGGGTTCTTTGCTTCCACGATCCAGCAGTGGAGGTCTGTGCCGCCCTCGTTGCGGCACTCCACTAAAATCCTGAGCTTACCCATTGGCTGCCTCCAGTCTGGCCGGGGTGTGCCCGGCTCTCAGGCGAGCAGCTTCCCTCGGCGTAGTAGAAATATCACCCTGCGCCTGCTTCAAAAACTCGGCACGGCGGTATGTAAGGTCTGGCATTTCAGCCAGCTCTGCCAGCCCTCCCACGCTCCCGGCATAGGATTTTGCCGCCGGAGGGAGTTGGTCATACAGGGCTTGCAGTTCTTTCTGCCCGTCGCTACGCAGCAGCCCGCCCTTTTCGTCAATGCCGGTCACCATCGGGACCTTGCGCCAGCTCAAAAATGTCTGTGCCTTGCGTGCCGCTACAGCCAGAGCTTTCCATTCGGCGGACGGGTCAAGACACTGAGAAAGCTGCTTGAAGATGTCGGCCACCGTGACCGGATAAACGCATACCCGGTTCGCCGCCAGAAAAGCCCGCTTGACAGCATCGCCGTCATAGTCGCCAAACTGGTACGTCCACACGTCAATGGTGGTCTGCATCTCCTCGTCGGTCAGCGGCCTGGAACCCAGCTTGTACAGCACAAAATTCATGCGGATCAGCTTTGCCACGTCTTCCCGCGTCATGTCTCAAAACCCCTTTCTCTGTCCATCTTCGCCAGCACCCGGGCAAGCTGGTCATCTACGGTCTCGGTTGGTTGCTTGCCTCGCTGTCTGGCTTGTCGGCTTTGTTCGTTGGCTTCCACGTCTCCCGGCGTGCGCAGGCCGTCTCGTTTCCATCCGGACAATATGCCGTTGATGTAGCTCCACGACCGCTTTCCGGCTTCTGTGGCCTTGTCAATCGCCAGCAGGATCATCTCTGTGCTGTACTCCTGCCGCCACTTCTGCAGCTTGTCCAAAGCAGAACGTGGGAAGTCCCCAACGGCCTGCTGATAATGCTGGACGATTTTAGAAAGTTCTACGTCAACGGCGGCTGGGGTGCCTTTATATACACCACCGTTAGGTGATATAACATTAACAGTATCATTAACAGTATCATTAACATTAACAGTATCATTAACAGTAACAGATACAGCCGGATTTGCCGCGTTTTGCTGCTTTTGCTCGGCAAAATCGGCATTTGCCGGATTTGCCGCGTTTTGCTGACGTTTGCCGTTTGTTGCTTCTGCACCTTTTCGCCCTGCAGCGGAACGCTTTTCTCGCGTTTCATCCCACTTTTTATCGTTTTCTTCCAGAGCGTCAGCCATAAAGTCCCATGCCATCACAAGCATCGGGTCTTCAAATTCCGGCTGTTCAGGAAAATCGAGCAGCGCCTCAAAAATGCGGCCTTTTTGTTCCAAGGATAGGCGACGCAGCGGTTTTTTCCATGACTTGTAGAGGATTATACTCTTTTTTTCCATCTCTTTCGTTTCGGCTCACCTCCTTCCTTGCACGCCCGTATAGCCAGATAGCACAGCTGCCAAAATCAGAAGGGGAGATCGTCCGCGTCTGAAATCTCGGCGAAGTCGTCCACGCTGCCCTGTGCATAGCTCTGAGGCTGCTGCGGGGCGTTTGCTTCTCGCACATGATTTGCCGTCTGCTTCTCGTAGGACGCCGTGGCGGGCTTTTCTGCCGCCTTGGGACCGAAGAAGCCTACTTCTGCGGCAAGGACCTCTGTTGCTGTGCGGTTGTTCCCGTTCTTGTCTTGATACTGGCGGGTCTCCAAACGGCCATGCACGGAGATCATGCTGCCTTTCTGGAAATACTTCGAGACGAACTCCGCCGTCTTGCGCCACGCGGTGACCGTGATGAAATCCGCCTGGCGCTCTTCGCCCTGCGAAACATAGCTGCGGTCAACGGCAACGCGGAACGTGCACACGCTGTTCCCGCTCTGGGTGGTCTTCAGCTCCGGGTCAGCCACCAAACGGCCCATCAATGCCACAACGTTAAGCATGGGTTAAACCTCCGTCTTCTTTAGGCTGCTTCTTGGCACACTCTACGCAAAGGATGCGCCCGTATTTCTTTTGGCTGCGCTCGCTTGCCTGCTCTGCACTAACATTGCTGCCCTGATATGTAAAGCCGGTGATCTTCTTCCCACAGCAGGAGCAAACTGGTGCAGGAGCAGCGGGAAGTGGATCATATTTGGTTTTATCGGCGTTCCAGTACACATCTGCACCGATGCCCAAAGCCTTGCAGGCCACGCTCTGAGCGTCCGTGTAGGCCTTTTTATAGGCGTCGTCATCCGTACGCAGGCCGTCCCGCTCCATCGTGATAAGCGTAGAGCCACCAATTCCAGGGATGGGGGCGCTCCACGCCTGCTCAACGTCCTGCCGAATATACAAGCAGGTGAAGCAGTGCACCATGACCTCGCCCTTTGCTCCTTGCTTTTCCTCAAAAACAGGCGGGTCAAACTTCCATCCGATGCCCGCTGGACCAAAAAGCTCTGTCAGTTTCTTGATGCGCCACATGGGGTTAATGTCAGTCTTGCCTTTCAACCGACCCGCCGCAATAGGCTTTTGGGCTTCTTTGGGCACTTCCCGGCACTGCTCGTAAATGGTCATTTTATCCATGATGATATGTCACCTCCTCCATTCCGTGCTTCCGACAACGTTCCCCTAAAAGCGCGTGCTCTGTGCTATACGATGCTTCCGCGTTCATGGACGGATCGCGCGCATACGAGAACGGGCTCTCAGAAGCCAGCACCTCCAACGCATAGACGGACTTGCCAATAAAGTATCCGGCTTCTCTGAGCTGTTTAGAGTAGTCCGGGCGGTCTTCCTCTCTGCCGTACGGGTGCTCGTAGCGGTCATAGATCATCCCGGCAGTAAGCGCCTGCACGATGTCCGTGAGCTTGCTGGCGCAAGCAGACAACTCCCTGACAGCTTTCAGTTGCTCCGTGAGCGTCCATTCCGGGACGGTTGCCGCGTAGTTAAGACAACGCTGTTTCGTTTCATCCAAAACCATTTTTTATCTCCTTTCGTAAAAAATCACTTTGCTTTGCCGTTGCAGCTCCTGGACTCGCTATTCCTTCGCATTTCTTCGCTTCGCCATTCCATTGCCAGACTAATCAACGCATCGCCTTTGCTTTTCAATGCCATGCTATGCCGCTGCCAAGCGTCTCCATGCTTTGCCTTTGCCTTGCCTGTCTGTGCTTCTCAGTGCCGCTGCGTTGCGGTAGGCTGCGATACTCTGCCACTGCACAGCAGTTCACCTCATCGCTGCTCATTTGCATTTCCTCGCATCGCCATGCCTTGGCTCCGCTTCGCTCTTCCGTAGCACTGGATTTCACTGCCAACCATAGCCTTTGCTGTACACTGCTCCGAACGTTTCTATGCTATTTTCGCTGTGCTTTGCCGTTGCCAATCTCTGCCCCTCATGGCCGGGCTGAGCCTTTGCGGTGCGCTGCCATACGAACCATGCCGTTTCTCCGCGAATCAGGGCCATCAATGCCATGCCGCTGCGGTCAGCTCAGGATTTGGTAAGTAAAGCGGCCCTTGCCACTGTTGCGCCACTGGCCGATGCCGCGAAGTTTGCCGTAGTCCAGCCACTCCAGCACGGCTGCCATGTGGTTGTCATCCATGCAAGTCACTTCGATGATGCACTCGGATCCTGCGGGGATTTCCTCGGAGTTCACAAGACTCACGCGCTCGCCCTGCGCGGTCTGGGCGCGGAGCGGACGCTGGCAATCGCCGATCGAGCCGTTCACGTCAATGGGGATCATCCGGGGGGAGACAAAGATCAGGCCGTCGATGACCTTCTTGTAGGCGGTCAGCTTGCCGGACTCGTTTACGGCCCGCTTCTTTCCCGTTTCGGTCTTGCCGCCGATACGGCCCAGCATCGAGCAGGCGTCCTTGAAGAAGCCTTTGATCTGGTAGTCCCAGAATGCGGGCCGCCCGTTCTCGTCCCGGGGGAAGACGGTCATGGCCTTATCGGCGGCCGCATCTGCGCCAATGGAAGCAACTTCGTCCTCAATGGTGGAAGCATCCGGGCTCTTGCTGGCGATGAACTCCCGGGCAACATTTGGGTTTGCGGGCCAGGTGCCAAGAACGGGCTCGATGAATGTGATTTTGACTTTGATGGTTTTCATGCTTTTATCTCCTTTTATCGTTGTTGTTTTGCAAGCTTGCCGTGCGGATCGCGGACGGTGTAAGTTAAATCTCCTACAGCGTTCCGCACCTCGGCGTAATCGCAGGTGTGGGCGATCTGGTCCGCGTAGTGGATGGCCTGCGCCGATGCGGTCACGGCGTCGCCCTCGAAGCGCTTGGCCTCGTACCCGCCGCTTTTGTGGTAGGCGTAAACATGGTAGTGGGTCATGCTCTCCATCGTTCGTCCTCCGTCCTCTGGGGCCGGGCGTGGGTGCGGTTGATCTTGCCGTACTTGCGCCGCTTTGCGGCTCTCTCCCTGTCCTCTGCGGCAAAGCCCAGACGAGCCAGCAGAACAGCGGCCAGCAGCAGCACCAGCGACACCGCAAACAGCGTACCGGAGATGTATCCGGTGGTCTGCGCGGTCCCCTCTGCGCCCATAGCTGCGCCCATTCCAACGCCGCCAAAAATGACAGCCAGCCAGTAGTAAGTAGTAGATTTGCGTTTCATTCTTTCGGATTCTCCTTTGTGTAAACCTTTTCGAGCTTATAAAAATCCTTCACCCACGCCATAAATCCGGCGCGGGAGATCAGCGGGGCGGCGCTCTTGGTGTCAATAGACGGCACCGCCCATGCCGGGAAGCTGCCGGCCTGAATCATACCGGTAAAGATCGGCTCGCTCACAGAAATGTTGTTATCACGCATAATCTGGCAGCACTCTGCAATTCCCATGCTCGGCTTCACTGCCGCACCCCTCCTTTTTTTCTCTCAGCTGCCGTTTCAGCCGGATGTGCTCCAACCGTTCCGGCTGCCTTGCATCCCAGCGCTGTTCAAGCCAGCGCTTGTTGTAGTGCTTCTTCACGGATTGACCTCCACAAACTCGCCATTTTTGAGGGTGTACCAGACGTCTTCCTTGATGTGAGTGCCGTCTACTTTTTCCATCTTTGCCCACAGCATATTGCCGTCATCGTCGTACTCAGTCAGAACCAGATAGCAGCCAAGAGCGCCCCGTGCCTTACTGTGCGCGCCGTTTGCGACGGCGATATTGTCTTTTCCATCTGCTTTTGCGCTGCAATAAGCCCCAGTGGCTGCCGCCGTGCTGCAATCGCCGCTGGAACCCGCCGTGCTGTAATTGCCGCTGGAACCCGCCGTGCTGTAATCGCCGCTGGAACCCGCCGTGCTGCAATAACCGCTGGAACCCGCCGTGCTGCAATAACCGCTGGAACCCGCCGTGCTGCA